GGTGTGCTTATTGCAGCTACCGCAAGTAAAACTGAATCCATGGTTCAGCGTAAACTTGTAATCCACGCTTTGAATTGGTCTGCTGGCTCCGCACTTATCACAAGTCAGAAAGCGCTTGAATGGAGCCAATACGGAAATACAGCTATTGCCGTATACCTTTACATCCCTACCAATCATGAACAGCAAGGATTTAAGATCCAGCTTTTCAATTAGAAACTTCTTGTACTGATTGGCCTTTTCTTCGTCGTCAGCCAATAGATTGATATCCGTGCCGGTGAAGTACGAAACTACGTACTCAATAGCCTGGGCAAACGTTCTATTGCTGTAGTACATCGTCTCGGCAATCTCAAACGCTTCGTTGAGATTGGTGGGAAGGTGCAGCGAAGCATAGTCCAGGAACGGACTTGGGACGTGCTCTGCGTGCGACAGAGACCGTCGAGCGGACATTTGTGGGGCTGACGAAGAAAAGTCTGGCATATTATTCCTCTGTATCCATTACCTTGATCAGCAGGCTTCTACTAAACTCATTGCCGCCAAGCACTGCCCAGTCGTGTGCGTTAAGCCCATCCTCATCTTCCACGTTGGGATCAATGCTCGGATTGGCAATGACGTAAAAGGATACCAAGTAGTTCATTATGGCGGGGTCGCTAAGATACGCCGCCATCATAAGCAACGTACGACCACGTTTATCTCTAAGCTCAGCCAGTTTTGGAAACTTGTCCAACAGTGCATTTACCGTAGGAAGATCCCCATTAACTACCGCCATGACTAGTACAGGAATAGCTTCCTGAATGCTATTTACTTTGTTCATTACGGTTCTCCTGTTGCCTTGTTTTGCAATTACAACGACAAGTGGGGGAGCAAGCCTTCACCTTTTCAAAGACTTCGTCAGAGGCAGTCTTTACAGGCTGCGTTTCTGTCTCCTGCTCAACCACACCTTTTTTGATGAACTCTGGATCTGACATAGTATTTAAAGAAAGTTGTTTGAAGTTTTAATATTATTCGCTAGTTTATAACTTACAATTTTTTAGCAAATAATATTGTTTATTCTACTGCCCTGAACACTACCACGTACTTTTTGTTAGCCTCGTCAAACAGTTCTATGTTTAGTATCTGGCATCGTAGGGCAATGCCATTTACCTTACATTTGAATTCTGGTACAGATATTCTACCATCTTCCTGCAGTTCTGCGATAGGTGGAATCCATGGTGGATTGCCTGTTTTTTCGTCTAAAGGCATTTCCAACATTAACCAGCTTTGATTGCCTCGACCAACATTTACAGGTTGATAAATAGCATTGAGGCAGTTCAGAGAAAGCTTAGCCCCGTACCAATCAAGTTCAACGGTAGTCATTTTTGCAGGCTTCGGAATTTCTTTAGCCTGAGGGGTAAAAGAAAGGCCTTGGGGGGTGGAGTTCCCCCCAAGGCTCTTTGCAGGTTGTTCGACCTTTGGCTTTTCCTTTGGCTCCTCATCAGGTGTAGCAGGGATAGGGACAACGCCCCCATTGACCAGTACCGGGCCAAGCCCTAATGGTCTTTTAAAGCTGCGACTTTCTGCTGCGGGAGGTACAGGAATATTTGCAACTGCCGCCCAACCGTCAGTATTGTCGGTTACCTTTACTACGGCTTTATTGGCTGCAGGTCCAGGTGCGGCCTTCATGCCAAGTGGTGCGTTAGTATTTGGTCTTGGGCTGTTGCTCTTGCTCATAGGTCGTTAGTTGGATTATAGGGCTTCTTCGTCTCCACACTCAATCGCCACCAGCAAATCTTCTGGTTCTATCTTGGCCAGTTCGTCGTTGACATCCCTGGTAGTAGACTTCGTAATACCGTACTTTGCTAGAGTTGCATAAACCGAGGTATTAGCCGATTCCACAGGAAGGCAGCATACGACATTTCTGCTCATTCGCAACTGAACCTTTTCGGGATTATCCTTGAGATGCTGCTCATTACGAGAGATAGGTCCCAGGATTTTCTCCAAGTCCTCTAGCGAGATAAGCCCTGTGCTGTACATGAGCAACAGAGATTGCTCAGATCGACGGCGCTGCAGATAGTCCGGATCCATCTCAAGATAGATGGTCTGCGGATTGTCATGTAGAACGCCATTGATTGGAATGAACTTATCAAACTTTCCAGAGTCGTCAAACTTTGGCAAAACTCCCAAAGCCAAAGCTGCCTTGATTGGGAACATCTCTGGAGCCAGCTTCTTGGACGAATAGCGACCAGTGGGCCATTCAAAGTCATTGATCATGGAGCTGTACTGCCCCATGGCAGATGAGTGGGTCTTCAGAATCTCTGGCAGATTTGTGAAGAAGTTCTCCAGGATCTTTCTGCAAATCTCCAATGCTCGAATATGCAAGAAGATGGGCAGATTCAGCATTAGCTGATCCCGGTTGTTGCGACCCTCTCCACGACCCATGAGCGAGGCCATGGTGTGATGAGCCATTGCCACCGGAGATTCCTGGCAGCAGAACCAGTGGTGGTCCAAGGTATACGGCCACTTGCTGTTCTTACTGGGCTTGCGCCACTTTACCACACATTCTTCGTCAGGAGCCAGCACAGTACGCATAACGCCGTGAGAAATCCTGGTGCCAATGCTGCGATTGGTCCAATGACTTTTCTCGTTAGTATTGAAATACTTTATTAACTCGGCATAGACAGTTGCAATATTATTGCGCTTATCTGACACCAGATTGTGGATGTTGTAGTCGTTCTGAGTCAGGATCTCCATGAAGCCTCTGTCGTCTGGGAAATTAAAATACCCAAAAGTCAGACACTTGATGACTTCCTCAGCTCGGCACTTAAAACCACGATTGTGATGGTGGTAGTCGCCCTCAAACACTTTGTTGTTTGCTCGCAGGGTTTTGAGCATCTTAATGCTCTGCGCAGATAGCTTGACACCTGCTTGCTTGAGGTCCTCCGGATTATTGATGATCTTGTGCTCGGTGTCTCCAAGCTCCAGATTGTTGGCAATCTTGGCCTTCAGAAAACCTACAACGCCACCTGCTCCATTAGCTGCCGGATTATTGAGCCCGATGGTCACGGGATAGTACAAAGTTCCACCGAGGAAAAACGAGCTAGTGGTGGTACTTGTCAGACTGGCTGGCAAAGATATGCCGCTATTCGTGATGCTTTGCTTGAAGGTGCGAATGTCTACGAAGTTTTGTTCTAGTGTTACGTAATATTGCATGGGGTAGGGTTGAAGGCAGGGGGTGCCAACAGCCCTCCCCCTACCTTCATTCCTTTTTTATCAGGAGTTGATACGGATGGTTTTGCCGTAGGGAGGTTGGACCGAACTATTGACTACCCAAATGACATCAAATCCAGGATCATTGCCGAATTCACCGTAGCCGTCAGTGAAGTAGACGAGTACGTCTACATCTGGCTTATTCTCCTTCAGATGATCCATCACCGGCACGAACGAAGTACCGCCGCCGCCCTTGAGCGATGGGATTTGCTCATTTGGCTGTACCCACTTCGCACGATGTACTGTGTAGTCCGCCTCCAATAGGTAGACAGGTACTTTGTACATCTTGCGAATGGCATCCATCTCCGCAATACCCTTGGCTATGTCGTCACCGGACATAGATCCAGAAGTGTCGATGGAGAATGCGATGCTGGGCTTCTTCTTGCCGATTCGACTGGTCATGATCACGTCCTGATACAGATACCGTCGATTCGGCGGAGTGAACGTATGCCGGTTCTTGCTCTTCATGCAGAACTTATTCCGCAGGTAGTAAGCCAGCACCTCGTTCCAGGCAATCTCTGGATTCAGCAGCTTGTCGATTTGCCGCTCCATGAATGCCGGGCAGTTGCCAGCCATTCGACTGCGGGTAGCAGCCTCAAGTCCAGCATCTGCCCATTCTTTGGCGTTCTGAGGGGTATCCTCAGAAGCCGTCCGGATATCCTGACCGGATGGTCCGTCTCCTGGCTCAAAGTCTGCCAAGTCATTGCCATCCTGGATACCGCCTTCGCCTTCGCCACGACCCTTTGCTTTCATCTTGGGGCTGTTCTTGATGATAAGCTCGTAGATCTCCTCCGTGGTCATCGTGTTGTGATCGACATCAAAATTAAAACTTTGACGACTGATATACGATGACAGGTCTAGCCGTGTGCTTTTCTGCGAGAAATGATCCTGCAGCATCTCGTTGATGAGTACATCGCCGGCCACGTTCCACAGGTACGCCTGACGTCCACCAACCCGGCTGTGGTGATCCAACAGCATGTGCATGACCTCATGGGCCAGCACAAAGTGCACCATATCGTCGGATAGCGAGGTGAAGAACTCCCTATTGAAGAAGATGTTGCCATTGCGATCAATGCAAGCGGTGGGCACCCTCTTGTCTTCGGTCAGCTTAACATTGCACTTCTCGATCAGAAATGCCCAGAAAGGAAAGTCCTGGAACATCCTGAACATAGATTTGTCCAGTCGTTTCTTAGCGATCTGGATCAGCGTTGGGTCAATTTCGGTCGACATTATTCTACCTCGAATGGCACCAGAAGGCTGCGGTGCTTGGAAAGCCAGTTCTTTGCATTTTGAGACTTCATAACAGCCAGCATGAACTTCTCGTTCTTCTGCTGCAGTAGACCGCCGAAGTATAGGCTGCTGATCTCAGGACGAATACCCATCATTACATTTGCGCCCTTATCAATCATGTTGATATTACGCAGAGCTCGGTACAAGATGTTGCTAACGACCGCATAGGTCACAGACAGCTTGTTGGGGCCGTCCTGATATGTAGCCTTGCCCTCCAGCAGATCATCGATGTTTGGCATCACCTTGATCTCGTTGCAGTACTGGACGAACCAGTTGGCTGCACCCTTGCCGATGGCACCCTCAATGGCTTCACGCTCGCTGATGTTGCCCTTGAGAAGGCGAGAAACCATGGTCCAGCCGCGAGGAGTCGGGAAGTTGCCGTACTCGTCCTGCGGATCGGAGTACAGGTGCTGGCCGCTGGTGCTGCTCATGAAGCCAAGCACATTCTCGTGAATGTAGTTGTTCATCGCCCAGTTGCGCCACTGGTTGAAGTCTGGCTGCATCTCCAGGATCACAAAGCGATTGCGGAGAGGAGCAGAAAGCGGATTGACGTGGGCTTTGTGCGACGACTTGTTGCCGCAGGCCACGATCCACCAGCCGTCACCAAGCTTGTGCGGACCACAGCGACGATCCAGGATAAACTGCAGAGCAGCATTCTGGACGCTGGGGTCGGCGGTATTTAGCTCGTCAAAGAGGATGATGCCCTTGCCACTGGTTGGCAGGAAGTCGGGCTTTGCCCACTCCACGCTGAACTCGGTGCCGTCGCCCTTGCGGTTGACGACCGGCATGCCGCGCATGTCCACCGGCTCCAACATGGAAAGACGAACGTCCTTGACCTCGTCGCCATCAGCTGCAGCCTTGCAGATCTCGGACTTGCCGATACCGGGACCGCCAAAGATGAGGAGAGGAACGTTAGCGCTGCGATACTGCTTGAGCTTGTCGACGTAGTTGATTGATGCTGCCATTTGTTTTTAATCCTGTTTTCTTATACGTGATAAACGAATTCGTTAGCAGAGATCCACTCTGTGGTGGGGACAATAGAGCCTTCGATTAACAGAAAGTAATGCTTAGCCAAGTCGTCTTTTTTGACCTTGTTCTGATACTCCGAAACCTGAACCTGTGCCATTTCACGAGACTCAATCGGATTGGCCTCAACAGAAGAATCTGTCTCCCAGTGATATGGAATCTTTAGCAGTATGAGTCCTGCCTTTTTAGCTGTTTTCTGATTCGGTGCCGTCGTCATCAGATGCTCCAGTGTCTTTAATAATTGAAATTAGGTTGTCGCAAGTGTCAAGAAAGTAAGAGCACTCCTTCGTGTAATTCAAGGTTGTGATTGGAGTCTTGGGATTCGACGTGAATACCCCCGCGATGTTGATAAGTGTCTGCTCGTCCTTCTCCAAGCCTTCCCAGGTCTTGTACTGAGAGCCGCTGGATACGAAGGACTCCTTGACAAAGGCCGCATGAAACATGCCCATGCCGAAGAAGTCGACGATTCGATCAGCATGCTCAATAGTGATGTTTCGACCGTCACTACCCTGGATGATCTGGTCGTAGGCGCAAACGTCCAGTCCAGTGATCTTGCGGATCTGATTGGCGGGCAGTACTTGAGCTCTGTCCAAGGCTCTGATTACGTGAGCAATGTAGTCTGAAAGCATGTTATCCTTTGATTGCTAAATGCAAGGCAGTGCCTGCGATTGGGAAACAAAACCTACCCTGGCACCACATGTAATCAGCATGTGGTGCCAGGGAGGTAGGGGGTGTCAGTAGTGTGGATTAGGATTCACTGAGCTCTAGCTCTGCAGCAGAGGTCTTCACCTCCACCACTGCCGGGGCCTTCTGCTTCGGAGTCTCGGCAGAACGCGTCTGCTGCCGAAGTTCCTCAACGTTTGGAATCTCAAAACCCAATTGCCGAGCAGCGATGTAGCTCTTGTGCTGCGTCTGGAAAGTATCCATGCGCCGGCCCATGAGGAAACAGTCTTTGTGCTGCGGCACCACGTACTCATCCTGGTCCATGACAAACCAGGGAACGCAGTCCTTGAAGGCCTTTATCTGCGCTGGACTCAGCAACAGAGGCAGATTCTTCTGATTGACTCCGAGCATCTCGATCGGTCGATCGATAACGTCGGAAACAATCTTAATCAACGTACCCAGCATGCCATGCTTCTTGCCGAAGTCGGACATCATGATCTGCGAATCACAACCAGCATTCAAATACATTTGCCAGGGAGTGACCGCATAGTCCTGCACCAACTCCTTAGTGCGCAGGTATGCTGGACTCATCAGGCCGCCCATTCCCGAGCAGATGAAACTAAGGAATTGCTCGACCGTGCCTGAAGCCACGTCGATCTTGCCGCACGTTCTCGGTACCATCAAGATTGGCTCATTCACCAAAACCCTTGGATGCCCAAAAGCCTCATTGATTAGATGAGACTTGTAAGCCAGGCAGGCAAGTGCCGGTAGTCCCGACACCACCATGCGAGCCCTCTGTGCCGCCTCTTCATTACTGGTTTTAGCCAGTTCCTCCAGCTCAATTTGTTCTCCATCGAAAAGCCATCTGGGTGTATCCAATTTTCCCAGATTTATGGAGAATGCCACGCTGGTGGAGAAGTTCAGATGCCTACCTTCACCCTCAGTCCAGTGATGGAAGAGGCAATAGGCTTCTGAGATACCGTTGGGCATGCGCATGATTAGCGCACATACCGTGGTATCCGCGGATCCAATGAACAGGGCGTTTCGATGCCGGAACCTCTCGGCATATGAAAGACCCCACTCATTAACATAACCGTATGCCTTTGTGATAGACAACGGTTTGACGACTGCTTCCTTGCAGTGTCTCATTCGTACACCCCTTTAATTAAAAACCGCCGACTGCAGATCGGCGGAGGTTCCATGGCCCTAGTACACCATGACCGGTTCATGGCGAAACATGGCCAAGTTATTTTAACTCATTTAGGCGGCTATTTGAGCGCAGGTAAATCCACGTCAAGCTTGCGTCTTTCGCCCAGATCCTCAAGTACAAGCTTGCCTGTATCAGTTACCTTGAGGCGGTACCTGTACAGCCATTTGCCTGTATTACTGGTGGAGGTGAGGACGCACACCATGGCGTTCTTGGACTTACCGTAGAACGAGGGCTCGACAACCATGGCAATGCCTTTGCTGTCCTTTGGAAAGGATGCCTCGGCTTCCATGGGATCGGTTTCGTGAAAATTAATCTTCAAAGCACTTCTCTCAGTTTCTTGAACAAGGCTGCTGCTTCTCCTGCTCCTGGTCCATTCCGGTTGACGTATATGCAATTGAACGGGGGACCGTTCTTGGTGTTGAGATATAGCTTACCGGATAGGTTAGATGGCATGAAAAAGGTGATGGGTACAAATTCCTTTATACCTACCACCTGCATTGTTTGCAGCTTTACTGGATCTCGGACCTCGACATCTTCGGCCTCGCAGCTATATAGAACTTTTTGACCTGCAGCGTTTTGGGCAAGCCATTTGGCATTGCTCAACCAGTTCTTGAAGTGAGGCCAATCCTCTTTTGGCATTCCGTGCAAGTATCTGCTCCAGCCGGCTTCAGGCGTGGCAAATCCTGTAGGGGCAGCAACGTCTTCAACAAGCAGAGGACCAGGCAATACAAAGTGCATGATCTTTAACTGCTTGTTAAACTCCTTGGCGTATAGCTCAAAGAGGCTGATCGGAATGCGCAGATACATGTGCAGAGTGTTGACGAAGAACAGGCTGTAGTCCTTGGTCCAACTCTGTAGTTCATCCTGGGGCGCAACCGCATCCTCCTGGACCAATTCGGTACTCAAGGGGGAGGATGCGGCCTTTGCCGGAGTGAATACTCTGTTGGCAGGATCTACAGACATGCTCTTTACTCCGCGGCTTTGACTACACCAAGAGAGGGGGCGTCATCAGTCTTTGACGCTTCAGGGGTCTTTTCGGCTTCTTGCTGGGCTCGCATGAGCATCAGCTGCAGATTATTGTGAATCACTCGTAGAGATCCAAGAGTGTCAGATGCATCTTGGCCACTGAGCATAAAGCTTTGTGTGGTGTCGTGCATGACGCCCAATTGAGTGCGCACCTTGGTGGTGACCTTTACTTCCAGCAGTTCGCCTTCGCCCTCTGGATGAGGGATACGGGTAAAGCAGGTGCTTTCGTTCAGTAGTGATACTTGCTTGTTACTTGCAGTTTCTGCCATTCTTCAGTTCCTTGTAAGCATTGGTTGTTTTTGCTGCCATATACACTGACAGCGCATCGTACACGTGCTCGTTCTTTCCTTCTAGCACTTGTCCTCGTTTTCCCTTTACCCATCCGTTAAAGCTTGGAAATAATGTCTTTACGGAAGTCTTGACATCTCCCTTGGAAGCTGACGTGCTGCCAGTAGCTGCACGCTTGGCCTCAAATGGAGTCACCAGGGTAACAGGAATCTTAAAGCCGTCCACAACAGCGCAAGCCGCGCCTCTGGCAATAGCCATGCTTTTGGCTGCCTGAGCGCTCTTTGATCCGCCTGTTGGACATTCTATAAATATGTGACACGGCATATGCTCCAGGAGAATCTTCTCCAGAGATTGCACTAGTTCCGTGGTTCTGCGCCACTCATCATCTGACACTCGCATCTTGGCTCTTTTCAGTTCTGTCTTATCGGTCTTTTCCGTGTGGATGGTGTCCACATAGAGCAACTCGTCCTTGGCAGGACTAATAGAAAGAACCGCTACGCCAGTATTGGCGAGGGCTAGATCGAGGCAGACGATGAGAGGTGAGTTATTCATCCTTCGTCATCATCGTCCGAACCGTCACCGTTGTCAACTTCGAAGTCGTTTGATTCCGGCATCTTTTGGTTGTTCAGTTTCCACTTAGATGGATCTGACAAACTCATGTAGATGTTCTTGAAGATGTCGTCTCCATTCATTCCGTCAATGGAATCAAAGGCTACAAATGGAAAGGAGTTTACATCGGAGCCTTGGATCTTTGTTACCGAGATTCCTGGATTCTCTGGCGGACCACCTTTGCCTGGAAAAAACGGCTTGGGTGGAGCGATCTGCATAACGATTTCCATCAGAGACGAAGGATCGATTTTGACATCAAACACCATTATCGGCTTGATGGTAAGCCAGATAGGATTATCAGTAATCGGAATGCCCGAGTACACCACCTGATCTCCAAGCACTTGCTTCTCTACGATGTAGCCTAGGGCCTTTTGCTCATTAACAGCAAACTTACCTATAAGGTTGTCGCTCATTCTAGTCCTCGGTTGAAGCTCTTCAGTACGTTTTCTGCGGCATTGTTGACCGGAGAATCCATGTACTGCTTGAAGTCGTTGACTCGGGCTACGGCAGCCTGATGCCACATACGAACAATGATGTCGCCTAGGTTCTTCAGAACCCAGGTGCGAGCCTGCCAGGACAGCTTGGTAAAGCCCGAGGCAATGTACGCTTCTTCTGGAGTGGCGTGGCTGATGCCTCCACGAGACAAGATGTAACGCATGGCCAGGACAGCCTTCTCCATCTCCTCTTCAGAGATCTGGAGGGTCTGAGTAGAGGTGTAGGTGTCTACATGCTGAATGAGGTTGCACATACCGACAAATGCACCAGGCACGCAGTTGATGATGTCGTGCTGAGGTACGTAGCTTTCATTAGCTGACATGACGCCACGCGGACTAATAGACAACATGTGGTTCGTGTTGAATGGTAGTGCCATATTGACCGGGATGTCTAGGCTTCTTCGGAAATCTTCTTCTGACATATGTTCTTTCCTTTGATGGTGATGCTGACACTAGCAGGTAGATTTACTTCAGTCAAGGGCTGTGTACCCCTAGGGCACGAATCATACCCAACCCAGCATTTAGAGCAATCCGTTGTCAGAGATTGTAGGCAATTTTTCTTGCGTTCTTTCATCAGTTTGAGATTGAACGCCTTCTGCTTTGGGGTGGCCCTCAGCAAACCTACTGAATTATCCTTGACGTTAAAGCTAGCGGTAGTGTGCCCTACGTGTGCATCAAATTGCAATAAAGGGATGGCATCGGGATATACCAGCATTTGCAGCTGAACCGCTTCCCTGGGATCCGCCAGTTTTACTCGCTGCTTATCTACCTTGTAGCGAGCTCCTAGCGCATGAGACATACGGCTGAAGGTCTTGGGAACCTTCATGTACATATCAAATCCTGCCGCAGGCCCGTCTAAAACTCGTATACGATAGCAGCCTAGAAAAGAATCAGAGTCGTCTAGGTGCTGCGCAATAGCGCAACTCATCCAGCCTAACTCCTCAGGCTTTCCTGAGTAGAGCAGTACGGACTCATCAAGAACTCGTTTACGATTACCTGCTACCTGCCAGCAGATAAGGTCTTTTATTCTTTTAGTTATCAGGCATCCAAGAAAAGGCTGTAAAAGATTTCTGCCTATCTCTGCCTCACAGCTAGTAACCTCTCTGGCTGTGCGAATAAGTGCAGCAAGATTCTCTTGGCTCAGAGGCTTACCAATAATATCGATTTTTTGTCTGATTAGAATATTATTAAAAGCCGTTACCACCTCTACGCACTGGTCGGGACGATTGTAGATCGGCTTCTTGGGTGGTTTGAAGCCGGTCTCCAAGTCTTTAATTTTATAGTCTTTGCTGACCGGCAAGAAAGACTTATCGTACATCACTCCTCCAGTACGCCGAGGATTTCTGTTACGTGCATGATCAGATATCCGTCAGGCATAGGGATCTCAGAACCGGAGAACGCCGTGAATAGAACTTCGTCTCCAACCTTGACGTCGGGTACGGGCAGCTTACGAACCTTTAGGTTGTCGCAGCTGCCCATCTTGATCACAGTGCCTCGCTTAGACTGAAAGTCCTTGCGGTCGTCTGGCACGATGATTCCTGCCGCTGTTGTTTCGGGGGCCTTCCATTTGCGAATCACGACAAAGTCGTGGATAGGCTGGAAATTTTCAAGCATTTCTTTTTCTTCAAGTCGTGGAACGATTGCCATTTAAGCCACCTTATTAACTATGAATATACTGTAATTTTCTGGAGAAAAATACAGTTGTGTCGGTCTGCCTCCGCGCCTCCCTGGTTTAGTAAAAATACATATCCAGTATGCGCTTACTTTTAGTTTGTCTAATATTTGTTTTGCTTCAAGTGCTTTAATATGCGGGTATTTACGAGTAAAGTCTCTTAGTGTCAGTCCAAGTTTGCCTTCAGGTATTGCCTTTTTTGCCAAGTCAGCATATGTTAAAAGTTGAACTAGATGAGCTTGTTCAATCTGTTTTTTAGCAAACTCTAAGTCTATTTCTGGCATATTTAATTTTATGTATTAAACCCAACCATTAAAAGACAGCACTACTGCTGCCCAAAACAACACTATGCTTGCGGCTTTCAGTAGCTGTAATTTAGGTTTGTGCATTGTTTCTACTTATGCAGCTGCATGCTGAACACTTCAGCTTTTACGACAATAGACTCTCCGTTCTTGTCCTCTGCACATTCTGCGTTGGCCAAGCCATCTTCGAGTCCTTCGACAAGCTCCTCTGCTTCATCCCCATTGCGGAAGACGCGTTCTACGCACCAGTCTTCCAGGACTCCGCTTCGATGGTTGTTGTACCTTACTACAACGAGATGCAAAGTGTCGCCAACATCTACCTCAAAATCCAGTTCAATCTCCACCGAGTCTCCCCGGGGTTCCTTAACTGAGAGTTTGATTGGATTAAATTCTATATAGCAACGACCTTCGGAGTCGTCATAGTCATAGTCGTCGATGTCCTCGTCGAGGTTTTCATCTTCTGATTCCTCGTACTCGGCATCGTCATTTCTAGTTTCAGAGTATTGTAAATAAACAGTGGTGTAAGGCATGTTAGCTCCTTACACCACTGTTTACCCCATTTAAGGGTTTAGTGCAAATTACTTCTTAGACTTGGTTGTCGGAGTACCCGTGTCCGGCACAAACTGCATTGTCTCAGTAATGCTGGAATCTGACACGCCTCTGACGTAAGTCATGGCGTAGGTGGCTACCGAGTAAAGGTAGCCGCCAGGTACTGGCATTCGGCGGGTGACGCGATGGAAGTTATTAGCGATGGATGAGCCGAGACGGTTGTCCGTCCAGCGCTCTTCGCTAATTGTCTCCCAAAGCTTCTCTTCAATGGTTTCGACAGTCACAGCATCTGTGATCTGCGGCTCAAACGCCATCTTCTCTGAAGGGCTCATAGGGCTGTTCGCCTTGAGCGGAGTATTTGCGATATTTCCGGTAGAGACTGATTCAAACTTGCTCATAAAGTTCCTTATTGATTAACCACACTTACTGCTGCCACAGGACTTACAGGTAACGCACCCTTCCTGTCGCACCAGGCTTTCCGACTGACAAGTACCGCAGCGCTCACCCTTGACCTCCGTACCATCGGGAATAAACTTCTTAAGGGTACGAGCTACGGTCTTGGAGAACGAGAACATATCTCCCTTTACCTTTTCTAGCTGATGCACAATATAGTGAATTTCTACACCGTGTCGTAGAGAGGTGGAGATAAGTCTTGTAATTGCGCCTTCTTCGCTTGAGACAAGATTGCCCAGTTTATTAAGAGTGAGAATTTCGCCCTCATTCTTATTGTCAATAAACTCGCCCTTATAGTGGCCTCTGTCCATCTTGGTCAGAGTACCACCCTTGAAGCGCTTGGGAATAATTGGCTCAGAGTCCTCGTTTTGGTTTACCCCAGCAAAGATTTCGTAGGGTGCGCCATTACGAGTGCTGACAAGCACGAAGTAAGGAGTGCCTCCAACTGTGTGGTGGTGTACTTCGCAGGGCAGAATGTTAGGCCGCTTATAGCCTACGTCCTTGGCCTTCTTGTCTTCCTTGGCTACCAGCACTCCGGTACGGCAGCCATCTCGGTAGATGGTGACGCCCTTGCAGCCGGCTCTCCAAGCCTTGAGATAAATCTTGTTTACTGTCTCAATGGTGGTGTCTGCTGGAAGATTGATGGTGCTGCTGATGGCGTGATCAATATGCTTCTGCGCAGTTGCCTGCAGCTTGACTCGAGATTCCCAGTCAAGTTCAGGAGCAGTAGATCCGGCCCAAGGACTCTTGGTCAGATCGGTTTCTCCCGTAATGCGCATCCACTCTGAGACCTTTGGCGGATATACCGTAAATTCCATCCAGTGATCTCCGCTCTGATCGACAAAATCAGAACGGAAATTCTTATCCCCAGGATTGCCCTTCTTGCGTCGGGTGTAGGGGGTAATCATGAACTGAGGCTCAATGCCTGAGCTCGTCTGAGTCAAGATGGATACAGAGCCGCAAGGTGCTGTAGTAAGCAGCGCAATGTTGCGTCTGCCATATTTACGCATATCTTCATACAGCGCAGGATCCTCGGCAGCAATACGTAGTAGGAACGGATTGTTCTTTTCGCGATTGCTGTCGTGGATAGGGAATGCGCCAAGCTCCTTGGCCATGTCTATCGATGAGCGATAGCAAGCCAGCTTGAACTGCTTGTAGATCTCGTCGATAGATCCAATGCCATCCTTTGAGCCATAGCTGATCCCAAGGGCGGCCAGGGTATCGCCAATAGCGGTCATGCCGGAACCTGTACGACGGCCGTTGGCAGCAGCCGTACGAACCTTCTTCCAAAGGGCAAGCTCTCTGACCTTTAGCTCAGGATCCTCAGGGTCGTTGTAGACCTTATCAAGAATCTTGTCAATGCACTCCAGTTCCAGATCAACCATGTCGTCCATGAGTCGCTGGCACATGTAGGCATCTTGCTTGAAGGATTCAAAGTCAAACTTTGCTTCCTTGGTAAATGGCTGCTTAACGTATGAATAAGCATTCACCAGCATCAGTCGGCAGGAGTCGTATGCAGAGAGTGGAATCTCGGAACATGGATTCGTGCAGACTGTCTTGAAGCCCATGTCAGCGTAGCAATCTGGGATGCTTTCACGAATAATCGTATCCCACATCAGCATGCCGGGCTCTGCAGTGGCGTGAGCTGCTTCAATAAGCATATCCCAAACCTTACCGGCATTTACCTTGCGACTAACCTTTGGATTTTCGGCAGGCCATTGCTGCGTGTAATCCTTGCCTTGCTCAACCGCATTGAGGAATTCGTCAGAGAGGCGTACAGAAATGTTAGCCCCTGTGACCTTCGTCAGGTCTCGCTTGCACTTGATGAACGCCTCGACATCTGGGTGCTGAATCGACTGCGTAATCATCAGAGCGCCACGACGACCGTTTTGTCCAACCTCACGAATAGAGTTAGAGAATCGCTCTGCAAACGGGATGGTGCCCGTGCTGGTACGAGCAGCATTCTTGGTCAGAGATCCTTCCGGGCGAAGCGTGGCTAGGTCTAGACCACAACCTCCACGACGCTTGCTGATCTGAACCAGTTCTTCGTCCGCTCTGCAAATACCGGAATATGAATCTTCAGGACTCTGCAGTACATAGCAGTTGCTCAGACTAATCGTCTGATACGTATTGCCAATGCCGTACATGGGGCTGCCCTGTGCAACGATGCGGCCAAACTTGTTCAAAGCATCAAAAATCTCTTGCTCTGAGTACGGCTGCTTGAACTTGCTCTTTTCAATGCGAGCAAATTCCTTGGCAAGCCTATGGTGCATCTGATCCGGAGTTGCCTCCAGGAGATTTTGCTCTCCGTCTCTAAGTGCGTACTTGTCTACGAACACACGAGCCGCAAGATCGTCGCCACCGAAATACTCCGTAGAGGCCGCTATAGCCTCTTCGTAGGTATAGTAGATCGGAGATACGACAGCGACTTGCTCGCTGGATTTAGTTGCTGTGAGTGTCTCTGGGGTCAAGTTTCTATACTCCTGTTCCAAAAAGCAAAACTTTCTTTTTACCTGCCAACGCAGACTTAAACTCTTCTGCCGTATGCTGGACAAAACTGCTGTAAAAGCCTTCATTGGATAGTGCCAACAAGCAGAGAGGAGTAGCATCATATAGCTCCAAGCATATGTTGTCTAGCCCTTCTCTGGTCTCTACGGATACTAATATTTCCGGAGAGTTTTTCCTCATATACTTTTGCAACTTAGTCATTTGATTTTGAATAAGTTGCATATTTTTTGCATCTGAAAGCAGTGCGATTCGAACCGAAGTTACCGGCTTTTTATCTATCACTTTGGCGCCTAAGGTCTTACACCCAAAGTGATCTACTTTAACTAGCCGGTTACTGATCCTTCTCATCAAGGATTCGTCGAGTACTGGGTTATACCCAAATCTGCTTTCAGCAAATGGAATATCTGCTTTAAAGATTACTGCAGGTATTGCTTCAAATGCTTGGTTCTCGTAGCGAGTACGCAAAAATCGCCAAGTTTTATTAGCAATTCGCATTCTGCAATTAGGGCAAAAGATACTGCGACACTTCCATGAAGAGGCATTCATCCCTATTGGCGGACAGCTGTACATTCGGTTGTTGCTATTTGCGTCCGCCGTTGCAAGCTTACCAATGCACCTACGAACTCCAAGTCGAAATAGCTTAGTAAGAGCTAGTCTACGAACGACAGAAGCCGTGAAGTACTTGGGCGAATTTGCAGGAACAAAACTGCTCCAATTATTGGTAAGTGGTTCAGTGTCTCCGACTTTGTAGTAAATCTTGAGGGGATCTATTAGGCCACGCTGTACGTCTGGGCCACCTAACTTAACCAAAGAGCCTATGTAGGAATCCATTAGCTTTGACAGAAATGGGGATAGTCGATTTGGAACGCTGCGAAGCTCACAGCGATCCATCAGCAGTTTCCTGCCGGACGGACAAGTATGCATGCTCATGTTGTTTGGGATCTTAGCCGGGTAAATGTATGGTTACAACATTGCCGACTGCTAAGTTGTAATTGAGAACAATCGATCCTGCTGTGCCATACGACACTTCTCTTACGCCTGTAGACTTAGCCATTTTGACAAGACGCGAGTTATCTACATACACCTGGCAATCAGGGTTTACAGAGAAGTTTGACGGCACCACCACAAGTTTGTTGTCTGCGGCTGATTCAAAACTTACATTGCCTATAGCGCTGTTAAAAATGAGCGCCTTATCGTAGATAGAAAGAATAAGGGCTGAGCCAGAAGTCCAACCTGCAGGTAGGCTTTGAACCAGGAAGCTTAGCTCTTTACGAGCTTTTACTAAAGTGTCTACGTAGCCCTTTGTTGCTGCGTCTGTTGCCTGGACTGGATCGGATACAGATTGCACTCTGTTGTTATGTGCGCTGATTCCGTTTGCATTTGCCGATATTTTTGCAGTTCCGTTTACTAGCAAGCTTACAGATTGGACCTGGGTTTGGCCTAGGCCTGTTTGAGCCTCTCCTGCAAAGGCGTACGTAGGTTGTCCGGAATTGCCTACAGAGGAGTAGGTTGTAATAGTGTTATCTAGGCGAATGAACGGAGCATTAAAAGTATCGCTAGCGCCGACGAGTGCTCTTGTGGTAGCGTTTGCTTCAAGCAGGCGTTGGCCTTGAGCCGAAAAGCCAATCTTGGCTGCAGACTCGGTAGCTGCGTATACGCCAGTATTGCCTTTACCTATTGCAGGGCTTGTAGGTGTGGAGTCTGCGGTTAAGTTCAAGCCTTTGCTTAGGTTTACCGAACCGTCTGCTTTAAGCGTATTGCCTGTAATAGAATCAATGTTGACCCATCGACTTTGGCCGCCCACATTCTGTAGAACGCCGTTATTTAAGTTATTGCTGGGCAGTTCAAATACAATATTGTTTACGGTAGCAGGAGCTTTGATGATTGCAGCTCCACCACTACTCGAGTTCATTCTGAAAGAGGCCGGAGCAGCTGAGCTACCAATTTCCAATACGCCATTTAAATACTTTGCATCACTCTGTACATACTTTGACGTAGTGCCTGACGAAACAATCGGCAAAGCGCCTGGGGTAGATCCAATGGGAATTCTAGCATCTACATAGTCTTTATTGGCGGCGTCTTGAGGTTCAGTAGGTGTCGCAACGTTGGAAACCTTGCTGCCCTTAACGTTTAGTTTGGCCTCAGACACCTCTAGTACGGTCTGCCCCTTGACTGCCATGCCAATGGCGTCCGTGTCTGCTCGGAAGATACCAAGACCTTCCACACCGGAGAACGAATAAGTTGGCTTAGTTGGATTGTTGATACCTATGGTGTCGTTGAGTATCAGCCTAGCTGTAGCAGTAGATCCGGCTACGGCAGACTCTAGACCAACGTTGGATATCTGGACGGATGCAGTGCCGTTTACAACCACTTTGAGGCTGTTTGAGTCCGACGCCAAGCCAGCACTGCTGCCTACGTTAAGCCCAGGCTTTACAGTAGACCCAGCATCAACTGTAAATGTAGATGCAGGCTGCAGCACGAAGTCTTTAACTTCCTCAGTGTTTACAGACGCTGTAAGAGCCTGACTGCTGATGTACTTCCTACCTGAGGCAGTAGTTAGAATTAGCCCCTCTGTTCCAGAGTCGTACCAAAGGCCTCCAACAGGATTGCTCAAAGCATCTATGCTTGAGGCTGGAGCCAAGGCTAGACCGCCAGTGAGTTGAACGTACGGCGCTACAGGATTGCCAGATACGTCTGCAGGTTTGACAATTTCAAATACCGAGGCTCCTAAGATGTAGCTATAAATACGGGCACTGTTGTCTGCCCAGGAATCTGTAAAACCGAAACCTGTTTCTTCAGTTCCAAATTTAATACTTAGCGACGGGTAGTCAGTGGCTAAGAACCGCAGCGGTTTTTTGGTACTGAATGCGTATTCGTTGCCGTCAAAAGTTATTGGCGTAAACGGATTTCTAAACTCCAGATTGCCTGAAGCGTTAGCCTGTAAAATTTGATTATTACTTGGTGTGGTTGTTGGAAAGGCGTAGGTTCCAACTCTAAGGGCATTAATTTGGAAATACCCCGTAGTCACACTCAAACTTGCAGTGTTTGCCGCAACCGTAAACTGAGTTACGGTGTGGATTTCCTGCATGTCGCCAACGTTACTTAGTTGACGAAAGACTACGCCATCGATAGAAGTTCCGCCGGGTAGAGAAGCAGCGATCGTAAATTGATTTGGAGCTCCGCCTGTACTTAGTAGCGAAAGAGTTAAATTGTTATTTAATCTTAAGACTTGAGCAGAGGCGTTTAAAAAGCTATTAAAGACGTCTGAGACGCTAATCAGATCTGTTAGAGACGAGTACCCAAGAACAAACCCTGCCTTTATAGTGAGGACGTCGTTTAGCTGTCCCGTTGTAGCAGCAGGAATGGGGTTAGATACCTGCGCCAGAGTAAAATCAAAGTTTGAATTTACAGCATCAACCAACAGGTTGTAGTTATTGGTAAGCTGCTTTTCAGAAATGATTTTGTATGAAGCAAGATCTATTAGCGAGGGCATAGGGCCATTTTACCTGATTTAGGAGAAAAAGTAGAGCCGCCTTTCGACAGCTCTACTCAAGGTTTAAACTATTTTGTAGCTGGCATCGGCTGTAAGGAGCTTACCTGTAAGGCAAAGGCTTTTGCTGCAGCAAGCCTGCCCTCTTCAGGAATCTCCTTACCTGAAGGAATGTTTTCTAATGTTTTTTCTATATTGTAAGTTCCTGGGACAACGCGCGTAATACTGCAATTACCGTCGTCCTCATTAAAGCCGAAGAAGTAGATTGCCTGACAGGCATTCTTCATTTCTGCGCATACGTGCAGTCTTGATTTGTCGCTCATAGGATCGCAGCACAGCATGACTGTATTGCCGCTAATCTTTGAGGTCAGGGTTTCAACTGCCGAGTCGTCTAGCCGCATAAGTTTGTTAATCTTTGCCTTAGGATTAATTTCCTTAATGGCATCTGCGGTGGCGTCTGTGCGATACTGTCCGACGTCTATTTCTAGATAGCCGGAAGCTACACACTTAGCTGAAACCTTCTTGTCGTCAATTAAAGTGACTGGACCGAGATTGCTTACAGAAATAAGCCCTGCCAGGGTTCTACCGATTGAATTGAGTCCGACGACTACGAACTCTACAGTATCGTTCATGGTTAGATGTCTTCTCTTTTTTTATTTTGCAGTTTGATTGCGTATGGATTGATGCATAACTTACGAAACTTTGTTTCAAGCTCTGCAATTTCAGTTTTACCAAGTCCTTGCTGTTTCCCTATTTCTTCTAGGGTAGATTTGCTTGCAAGCATTGTACGCAAGCATACTAGATCCGGGTAAGACAGAGTCACGGCCTTTAGCACATAATCTTCAAATGCTTTTATAGTAATAGGTACTAAAGGAGTTATGAGCTCATGGCATGCCTTTGCAAAATCTTGAATCTCTTTCTGAGCATGTGGGTCCATTCTCAGCTTTAAAAAATTCAAGAGATTGTGCAGATCTATCTTCCAGTAGAACTCCGTATACATGTTTTGAGGCAGCAGCATTCTAGCTTGCTCTCTCGCAACGCCGGCTTTAAGAGCTTGTGTATACGCTGAATAAGCCTGTTTGTAGATCAACTTCATCTGATCTACAAAAAGATCCGCCTCATCTCCGGGGAAATCCAGCAGATCAGACCCTTGTTTATTTACATGAGACTGAGTGCGAATATCCGTAATTCTAGGGATTGCGCACTCGTCGGGTACAGCCGCGTATCTTGCGCTGTACTCGTTGATGCTTGCCATCCTGTGCCGCATCCACTGCCTTGCAACAAAGATAGGCATCTTTAGATGAAACTTAAACTCCACCATCTCAAAAGGAGAGGTGTGCTTATGTCTCATTAAGTAGCGAATCAGGGAGGTGTCGCTCTCTAGGCCCTTGCTGCCCGCACCATTGGAGGTACGGGCAGCTTGGACCACGGCGAGATCTAGGTCGGTCTGAGGCATGGTGTCCACCAGCTTCACCCAACCTGCAGGACCTACAGAGATTTCATTCTTCATTTGATTCAAACAACTCTTCAGGAATTTCTGATAAAAAGGAATCCTGACACTCTACCTTATTTACTATGGGTAGAAGGTGCAGTTGAAAATCTACGTGATCTAAGCATTTATCTGCAAAAGGTTTTTCCATGTCGGATTCAATCGTACTGAGGAAGATCGTTGTATTCGGCTGGCCAAAGTCCACGGCGAATCATCTCCTGTCCGTGCATGATTGCGTCTAAGTTAAAAGCACAATGCGCCAGATGATCTTCATCAGTTGCTCCCATGAGGAACTGTACGAAGTGTCTGTTTGCAGATGCTACAAACACACTTAAGGGCATACCCTTTTCCCAGTTTCGAACCCCGTACTTACAGGCTCCAAGCTCCATCACTCTACCCCTGCGCATTGTTGCAAATGGGGATAGCAGATCTGGCCTAGGCTTGCCCGAAGCCGAATCTCGCTTTGCCCCGGAGTCAAACATACGGTTATCCGAGGTGAAGTTAAATCCGTACTCGTCAACTGGCTGTTGGGGCAGCTCGGGGCTTTCTTCCTCTACGTTTGGGCTGCTGGGTTGGCCCATCGCCTTGAACGCAAACACTCTCCCTATTGCTGACCCTAGAGGCGTAATCCTCGATTCGCCACTGCTTTCCGGCTGTGATTCCATCGATGTAGACATGGTTTTCAGTATCCAGTATGTAGTATCCTAAATCGGGGAGTTCCTTAGTCAATCCCGAGATTGACTTGCGGACAAATATAACAGCTTCGTCTCGGCTGTCAAAGGCTTTTACTGCAAGACCGCTTTTAGACTCATTCTCATTGCCCACCACTACCAAGTAACGAGCTTGACCCTCTGGAGATCTGTAGTGAAACTCAGGGGCAGTAGGAGAAAACCTATACGGCTTAGTCTTTTCCTCTTGCTCCTTTTGCTGTTGTCTCTTAGCCCAAGTCTTTAAGAAAGAAACCGGTTTAGCTTCATAGCTTTTAGGATGCACTGTTTCGTGCGCTATGACTCTTTTTACTTCTTTCTCTTCATCAATGTAGGGAGTGTTGCCATCCATCAGGAATGAATCCATCCCTGGGATATAAGCTACATATTTTGCCATTACTGAAAGTCTCGTAGGGGTGCAACGTAGACATTAACCAACTTTATATGGGCAAAGGCCTTGCTTAACAAGACTTGAGCATCACCTTTACGTTCATAGGCCAATTCTATGTTGTCGAATATGAAGTCAGGATGACGTAGGTAGTCCACTAGAAATCCGTCTTTCTCGTAGGCTATTACCCACTTGTCTGGACGTTTTCTCGGACTTAGGCTCATTGAACTCCACCTTAGCGACATGCTGGAGCAGCCATTTACTGCGCTGCTTTAGCTCCTCCAGCCTTCCTCGGTCCACCATTACAAAATTTGAATTCTTTTTGGCGGACGCTTCCAGTTTGCAGATATCATACACTAAATCCACAAACTCCCGGAAGTTAATTCGGGGGTCGTCATTTACGACCTGGTTTTTGAACGCTGGTGGCCCTAACTCAATGCTTAGAATAGATATACCCGTAATGGTGGGCGCATCTAGCCAGCCGCTGAGCTCGTCGTATAGGCAGTTCTCTAACGTATGCTTGGCAGGACTTTTGCTTAAACCCAGAGGGCCTTGGCATCTGGGAGCATATTCCTTCAAGATATAATTATTGAACATTGCTGCATCAGTGATAGCAGCCTGTATAGTAAATGACAAAGAGTCTCTGAGTGGGATTCGCTCTGGTTTAGGATCGCTCATTTCTTTACCCTTCTTGTTGGAGTCTGTATCCATTCCGGAGTTCCCTCTAGCTTCATCTTGAATCGGGTTACCTCCAACGGCAGTGTATCGATACCCAATTCAATGTGTTGTAGTTTCTCAGCATTGCCTCTGACTATTTGAGCTGTGGTCTGGCTTACCAGCCATAGGTAGCGGCCAAACCTATCGCCATAGTGCCAGATATAGTCTCGGTTGTCGTGAGCATCTGCGATGGTGTCGTATGGTCCAAGCAGCACCTGTTCGCACTCTCTGTCCAAGTCCAGCATCCAAAGCCCTGGGGTCAATCTTGTCAATTCTGTTCTAAGTTTTTCTACGGCTTCATATTCCAATAAGGTTTTGTATTGCATTAATTAATTACCTGCAATCAACTCCAAAAATCCGTCTAAGGTGTCAATGATTACTCCGCCGTCGCCTGACGTAGATGTACGCATTAAGCGAAAATAGCCTTTAGGCATCTGTGTACTTAGACCTGTATGTATAACCATGTCCTGGCCAATTACAGAATTATAAAATACCATGGCGGTAATCTGTTTGGGACTGCACTGTGCAACCTTTGCGGCGAACTCTTGCCACAAAGGTAACTGCGCTATCTTTGTCGGAGGACCGAGTAGGTCGTTGATGCTCCATTGCTGCAGCCTAAGGGTTGTTAGGCAGAATGGACCCATCAGCTCCTGGAGTTCGGCTAGAGGCTCACTGCTCGCCTCTAGCCGCTTGCTCCAGTATTCTCGCTCCGAGCTGCCCTTTTCAAACATGCGCGTAATCAACTTTCGGCAGACTTTGTTTTCATACACAACCTGCCGGTTGTTGTCTCGCTTTTGCTTGTACTCTTCAAAAGTATCGAAAAAGTTGGGCTTCTCGTTTTCCTTCATCACTGCTCCTGTTCGTCAGAATCCGTAGTAGCGTTGGCCACCAGCTTTGGATAACGGACCTCTTCGTAGATGGCCTTATCTTCCACGTCCAACTTTGGATAAACCTTCATACGATTAATGCCGAGTGCGTCCGAGATACGCTCCCGAAGATCCACGGCATTGCGGATAGCCGCACCCATCTCAGAGTCGGTAACCGCCACCAAGCCCAACTCCTTGCAGCTGTACTTGTTGCTGTTGACCGTCACATTGACGATCTCCCTTAGGCGTCCCTTGACGCCAGTAGGGCTATCATCTGTGAGCAGCATTGCGGTGGCAGCATCCCAGTCAAACCAGCATTCGCTGATCTGACCAGTCTCCTCATCGCCCTTCCAACGATACGGGATTTCAATGTTGCGCTTGCTGGCGCCCATTGAATTCTTGTTTACCGTGATCTTAAGCACCTTTTCTGTAAAGCCACGAGTAGCCTTATAGACCGGAGTGCCCTTTACCACGGAGAACCAGAGATCCAGCACCGCATGGTAGTCCTGACCGGTACCGCCAGGCTTGCGCTTTGCACCTTGAATTGGGCTGTTGGGATCGTCAGACAAGTGATTAATGTACACCAGTGCATATGGCTTCATGTACAGGTGCTTGTTCACATGTCGGAAGAACTCGTTGTGAGACTTACACTTGATCATGCCGCCCGTATTGCGAGGGTTGACTCCACCCTCCTTTTCAATACGAGCATCGCTCTCCTTGGTGTCTACGCCGCCAAGCGAGTCGATGATGAACATGACAGGAATGTCTGCCATAGAGGAGTCTTCCGAGGAAAATTTAAGAGCGCCTAGAATCTGCTCTTGCCATTCCTCGGTGTTGAAAGCTATGTGGTCAATAGTGCGGTAAGTGTTTTTCTTACCCACTACTGCCTGATACAGAGCAGGACTCTTCTTGTTTTCGGTGTCGATGTAAATGCATGCACCGCCTAGGTCCATCCAGACCTTGGCCAGGGTCATTGCAAACGCCGACTTGCAGCTCTCCTTCATACCAGCTACGCCGATGATTCTACTCATCTGGTAGCAAGTATTGTCGCAAAGCCACCGATAGGACAGATGGTCACAGGGAATGCCCCACACTCTATCGGCCAGGTCTGCCGCGAGGCAGACCTGGCCGGTGCTGGACTTCATGGCATGAGCCATGAGTGCCTTGATACCAACGAGTGCGGGATCTTGACTTGCGTCACCTGATTCGTCTTTCTTCTTTTTTGCCATAGTGTTTTACCTACTTTCAGCCTTGCTTATTCATATTGTTTTGAAGCTTGGCCATCATTGCTTGCATCTGAGAAGACAGACTGTTGCCCGCTGCGGGAGCAGGGATTGCCGGAGCAACCGGTGTGGCAGGAGCCGCAATCGGAGCCACGGGGCGAGGCATTGGCGGAGCTGCAACGGGCTTAATCACTGGAGTAGCGACCGGCACAGGGACTCGCGCAACAGGAGCCTGGACGACCGGAGTTGGAATCACCGGAGTAGGAGCAGGTGCTGCAGCAGGGGCGGAGAAACCACCCATTGCCACACGATTGCTACCGTCCGGAATGATGCCGGCTTCGATCATGGCCCACTCATCACCCGGGAACAACTCAAGCAGCCACTGAATCTGCAGCTTCTCGTTGTTCTCCAGGATATAGTCGCTGAACGGACGAACCTTCTTCAGAACCTCGTCCGGAAGAACATAGCCCGGACCAAAGCGATCAACCAGGTTCTGGACAGAGCAGGAATACGTAGCAATACCTGCTGGGCCAGAAGCATAGCTGCTGAAGGTAACCATCTTCTGATTGGTTGCAAAGTCGCCGTGCTTGAAGCCGGCTTCCCAGGCCATCAGAGATTCTGGACTTTCGGAGATGTCTCCAAAGGTGTCCACGATTCCTTCAGGATCCATGGGCATACCGTCAACCCGCTCAAACCAGGCGTCGTAGAAGCCTTCCTTGCTGCGAGCATCCTCACGGCTCTTGATTGCAGACACCTGATTAATCATCAGGATCTTGTGGCGGGGCCAGCAGGGCTGACCATCTTCGTCCTGCAGATAGTTGATACCGGCATTGCTGACGACAAAGCCCTGCAGGAACATGGTGCGAACGGCACGACCAAGCGGAGCGTTGAGATCGTTGCCATCGACAGGAACTAGCTCAAGAGCGCGGCGATACTTCGTGGTGCTGGTATCGACATTGATG